ACATAGTAAACCAGGGTTTTTCTCCCTTCCTTTTGCCTATTCTATTATCTTCAAACAACCAAATCACAGGGCTTAGTTAGTGATCTTCATCTTTCGGTAGTGGTTGAGTACTCTTAGCGGCAAGAGATTTCCGTTCCCTGCGACCCGAGGTCCAGGTATTGGGCGTCCGATATTAGCTGACGCTTGCTTGTTACCGCTTAAGGTGCCTTAAATTTTAGATTTTATGTGGGAGCCATGTACACGGACTTGAATATGTCCGTTATAATAATCATCGGATTCTAATACTTTGCGGTCGAATTGTTCTCGGGCCTCAATGTAAGATGTTTGTGCTTTAGATGTACAATAGTATAGTATTTCTCTTGAGAAATTGTCTTTGCCTAGTGCGTTGATGTCTGCTGTTAAATTAGGACTGGACCCGTAATATTCCTGCCAGTCGCTGTCGATTTTGCTTCGAATCTTCTTTTTCTTCTTGGTGCCGTTCTTTAACTTTACAGTCTTGTAGGTCGTTTTACTAAATTTTGCTAATTTTTTGCCAATGTATTGGCGCCCCGAAGCTATATTGGTAATGCAATATACAAAACCAACACAGTCTTCAGGTAATTCATTTACAACTTGTCCTTGATAAGTCCAAGTCATTAATTATTTTGCTGCCTTAGCTTCCTTGCGGGCATTCTTTTCTTCTGTGATCTCATTGCGTCTTGCTTTTACTAGCTTACTTAACTCTGCTAGAGCTTTACGACTGCGAGTTCCGGCTGCGCTATTGCCTCCTGTGAATTTTGCATCTTCTGCTAAGAATGCTTCAAATTGACTTTTTAGTTGTTCTACGGTGTTTGACATTTTTCTTTTCCTCTTTTTTAAGTTTCTTTTCTAATCTTATATTAGCTAAATTTTCTTTGCAGACTAATTGGCTTTGCCGTTTTAATTGCTTGGCCGCTTCTTCAACAATTCTAAGTTGTTCTCTACAGCGGAAGCCAGGTTCTCTGCCCTGCGTCTTTACAAAAACCAAATTATGATTATGTAGTTCTGCAAAGGCACTGACTAACTGTGAATACAAATTGTTATACTTGTTTATCTCTTCATTCAACATAGTCTACATCGTTTGAATAACTGGTAAAACCGTTCTCTTTGATAACTCGGAGTACATTGTTTACTCGGCCTACAAGTTCATCCTTGTGCGATATTAAGTATATATTCTTATTGCGCTCCCTGGCCATCTTTTTCAGGACAGCCAGTGCAGACTCTACACCAGCACTATCCATTCCAGCGTCTACAAGTTCATCAATAAACAATAAATTAATACTTTGATACAGTCCTTCCCATACATCACGGAAGGCAAAGCTCATACTTAAGATTAATCTGTTACGTTCGCCACGACTCAGATTATCAAAATCGAGATCTTGTCCTAGTTGAGTAATCTCAACATTAAGATCATTTTGGAAAACTACTCTATGCGGAAGTCCTAGCTTGTCGATATAGTAGCTTAGTCGTTTATTTAAGTAACTCAAGTTTTGATCAATGATTTTCTTACGAATAAACGAGTCTTTGTTAGTTAACAGTTTGTGTAAGAACTCTTGATGGTCCTTTAACTTGGTCAATGTGTTAACTTCTTCCCAGTTAATTTCTTGAATAGCAGTATTGTTTAGTTCTTCAATCTGTTCTTCATAGGGATTTTGTTCATCAATCTTAGCAGTTAGACTCTTTTCTAAACCGTCCAAGTTGTTTTTATGACCCAGTGCTTCGGCTTCTGTGTCATAGAACGTCTGCGGCTTGCGGGGCAACTCACCAATGGCAGCAATTTCTTCTATGATTTTATTAAGACCAACACTGACTTTTTCAAAATATTCTACTGCTTCTAACAAATGCTTGTTAGCTGTAGCAGACATTTCTTCGTGTTTGTGATCGTGAAGCTGTTGTTCGCAGGCATGACACTTTTTATCTGCTAGACTTTCAAGATCTTTGCTGTATTTCTTAACAGACTTTTCAGCTTGTCCTACAGCTGACTCTAATGTAGCTCGCTGTTTGTTAAGATTTTTAATCTTTGTATCATTTTCAGCCCACTCTCTTATCCGCAAATGAGCCGCTAGCTCTGCTTCAATGTCAACATTCTCAAGTCGCATCATAGCACGACCTAGATTTTCTATGTCTGCTTCTTTCTTAGATTCCCAAGCTGAACTTTTAATTTTTAAGCTGTCGATACTTTTTTGTACGTTACTGTTGGCAGTTTTAATCGCTTCAATTCTAACAGTTTCAATTTGAATAGAATCTTTGCTTTCTTTAATCTGTGCTTTTAGTGCTTCTGCTTTTTCTGAAAGCAAAGTAATGCCCAATAGTTGTTCAATAACTTCACGCTGTTCAGCAGCCTTCATACTCAGGAACGGTTCTGTGTAAGTGTTAAGAGCTACTAAGTGCTTGAACATAGTGTGAGTCATCTCTAACATCTGTTCAATGGCTTTTTGCGTTTCGCGACTATCGCCCTGAGCTTCGTCTTCTTTTTCTTCTGACTTTAGTTCTTGATCGTTGACATACAATTTAAGAACATTAGGTTTGCGGCCTCGCTCGATGCGATAATTAACGCCGTTTTTCTCAAACTCAACAGTGACTAACATAGCTTTGCCGTTAGTTTTATTGATCAAATTCTCTTTTTTGATGTTAGTTAGAGCCTGCCCGTACAATGCATAACTTAGTGCATTGATCATTGTGGTCTTGCCCGTGCCGTTACGTGAACCTGTGTCATCTCCACCTAGGTCTAGGTTAGATCCTAGCACCAGTGTGAGATGTTCTTTGTCAAAGTCTACGGCTTGAGTTTGGTTGCCTACTGAAAGAAAGTTCTTAACTGTTATATTTTTTATTTTAAACATTATAGATTGTTATAGATATCGAGTAAAATCTTCTTATCGAACTGTTCAGATTCGATATTAACTAATTGTTCGGATACAATTTGATCAACACTTTCAAACTGTTGATCGGGATTGTCATCAATTGTACCATCTAGATTAGTTTTATCTTGAATAAGACTAATTTCTCGAATGTCATACTCGTTGGTAAATGTTTCTTTAATGAAGTTTGCTTCTTCATAGCTAATATCAATGTCAAGATTAACTTTAAAGTGCATCTTAGACTTCATGATTTCGTCTTTGCGATCTAATAAGTCGCTGAGTTTAATGATTCTAAACTTAGGGCAGTTATCCCAGTTGCGATATTCTGGTACTCCGCCCCATTCAAGCGTCATCATGCCTCGTTCATCATCCCAGTTATCTGCAAAGTTATGTGGAAACGCATTACCAATGTAATGCACGTTACCTTTGCTTTGTCTCTTATGGAAGTGTCCGCTGAATACATACTCTGGTTTGCCAAAGTCTTCTGCTTTAAGCTCACCGTGATCGGGCATCTGTACCATGGCGTTCATATAGAACAACGGCAATTCAAAATGCCCAAATACATATTTGCTGGTCAGCTGTTTCATAGCCTTCCATTCATCTCCGACTAACCACGGTACAAGGGTGACTTCGCCTAGAGTGGTGACAGAGTCTACGACAGTTACGCCGGGAATATGGCGTCCGAACGCACTACTATGGATGTCTCGCTTGTCCTTGTAGAATAAATCGTGGTTGCCTGGAAACCAAAAGAACTGCTCAAAGGCAGCTCCTAGCTTTTCAAGACAGCGCAGGCTGGTATCCAAAGTGATTAAGTTAAGACTGTTACGGTTATGACTCCAGTCTCCGAGAAAGATTGCAGTTTCGCAACCTTCCTTTTTAGCTTCTTCGATAAACCAGTCTACAAACTCTTCGCAGTCTTTAAGGTGTGTTCCTGAATTAGATTTTAATCCAAAGTGTATGTCTGTAAAACACGCAACCTTTTTAAACAAGGGCATATATAATTCTCCTAGTTACGAGTTTAACAGATGCTTTGGGTAAAGTCAAGTTTCTGTTTCTTCGTTTTCTTCGACAAAATCGCCATCTTCGCTCTTGGGCATACGGAAGTTTTTATACAACTCGGCTTGGCGAGCAGTTTCTTCTGCATACTCTTGTTGGTTTTGTCTTGTAAGACTCGGAGTTAATCCATGTGATTCTAACATGTCGTCACGGATGTTTTGATTCTTCTTTTCAATATTCAGTACTCGAGTAAAGCTGTTAGTTACTGCGGCTGTATAATAGGCAAATGGGTTTTCTGATTTACTTTCATCAAACTGTAATCCAATCTGTGACAACTGCAATATAGCCTGCCCCCGCATTTCTTCAACGTAGGTATAGCCACGCCAATTACTACGTTGGGCATACCGTTCACTTAATTTAATAAACATCTTGCCTAGGTTTTCTGTAATGCGTCCATGATCCTTGCTGAACTTGCCAGTATCTAGTGGGCCTTTCCAATGCGACTTTCCAACGCAGATTAATTCATCTTGGTCATTAAACTTCCAATGCTGGTATGGGGGAAAGTTTACTTTCTCGTGAGCATCTGCGGTTGTCTTTGTGGTCTTTTTACGACCGGGTGCTAGTGGAATATGATCAAATGTCATAATTCTAAACACTACATCCGTTTTGGCGATAGTTTTATAGTCTGCTGTACACTCTATGAGTTTGACTTTCTTGTCACCACTGGCTCTAGCGGCAGCAAATTTAGCCAACCCTAGACGTTTAGCTTTGGCACGTTTAGCATCAGCAATGGTTCTAATGTTAATTTTATCCAAACTAGTTAGAATTATGTCGTGCTGAACAAATTCAGGCTGTGCATAACTTGAGAATGAACTCTTACTACGATGAATTTCTGCTAATAAATCTCTGTTATTTAGGTATTTTACTTTTCTTCCGGTGGGAACTAAACTTACGGTCATTGTTATTATTATCCTTGTAAGACATTATAGCATTGTAG